CTACTATGCTTAAGCTCAAGGGCGCGAAGATTAGTGGGCAGTCTCAGCAGGTCGATGTAACCCAGATCATTGAGATTGAAGGCGCGCCCGGTGTGCAAGACATCCGGCAGATCGCTATGCCGATGCCCTTCAACCCACCAAGCGATGTGCTCTTCCAACTGCTTGGCTTCTTGGACAAAGCCACGAGTTCTGTGGTCACGACGGCTGAAGAGAAGATTGCCGATGTGAATGCACAGTCGCCTGTGGGCACCACGCAAGCATTGATCGAGCAAGGCTCTCAAGTCTACTCATCAATCCATGCGCGCCTGCATGCATCACAAGCTCGTGTGTTGAAGATTCTGTGCCGCCTGAACCGTTGGTACTTTGACGACATGCAAAAAGCAGACATCGTGTCTGACCTTGAGATCACGCGCGAAGACTTCTCCAAGAACACCGATGTACAGCCGGTGTCTGATCCCAACATTTTTTCTGAGACTCAGCGCATGGCGCAGTCTCAGGCAGTGTTGCAGTTGGCACAGCAGTTCCCTGATCAGTTCAAGATTGGGCCAGTGATTGCTCGCATGCTCAAGCAAATGAAAGTGCCCAACATCAACGACATCATGAATGATGTGCCTGCACCTGAGCAACGCACCTCAGCAGATGAGAATGCGGCAATGCTCGTGGGCCAGTCAGCCTATGCGTACATCCAACAAGATCACATTGCTCACATTCAAGACCACTTGCAGTTTGCTATGAATCCGTTCTTGGGCCAAAACCCATTTGCAGACCCGGCATACCTCAACAACTTGATCGAGCATTTGAAACAGCACATGACCTTGTGGTACTTGAACCGCTCGAATGGCTATGTGCAAGAGATGACCGGCAAGCCAATTGACGACTACGATAATCCGAACCTCACACCGACCATCGACAAGGTCTTCACGACCATTGGCGCCCATGTGATGTTGGATGTCAATGATGTGTTTGGTGACTTGATGCCGTCGTTCCAGAAGATCATTCAAATGGCTCAAGAGCGCAGTCAACCCAAGCCACCTCCAATACCACCTGATGCACAAGTGGTACAGCAGACAAGCATGGCTGAGACACAGCGCAAGACCCAGAAAGATCAGCAAGACGCTCAACTGGCTCAGGCTCGTTTGGCTCTGGATCAACAAAAAGCTCAGATGGACAATCAGACTAAGATTGCCATTGAGAACGCCAAGATGACGCATGAGACGATTCGACAAGCGGCTCAAGCTCAAGCACAGGTACCTCAAATGCCTGTGACACCACCGGCCCCACAAGGGCCACAACCTCAACCACAAGGAGCTCCAAATGGCAACATCTGATTACGAACAGAGAACCATTGATGTGCCGCAACACAAGCGTATCGCTCAAGGCGAAAAACTTGACGGCACTTCAATGCAACCTAAGGGTGGAAGTCAATCTTCCTCTGAAGGTAAAAAATCTGGCGGTCTGGCACATGCTGTGACCAAAAAGAATAAATGATTGAGCAACTGATCCATAGGATCAAATTACGACAAGACGAGTTGAAGGTGGCTCTATCCGTAGGGGCGCCAATCAATTGGGAGTCGTACCAACGATTAGTCGGTGAGCATCAAGGGTTGCAAGCAACCTTAGACATTATTGACAACATCTTGGAAGAAGAAGAAGGCAAACTTTAACCAATGCGCTGATTAAGCGCGCTTATGCACCTGAAATATGGTGATGGAGATTTAAAAATGAGTGACATTAAAGACATCCCTACCATCGAGGGACAATCAGGAGCGCCTAACGCCGAAGAAATGGCATGGGCGTTCCCTGATGTACCGGCAGGACAAGCTCCTTACGGTGGTCGTGTGATTGTGCAACTGCGTCGAATCAAAAAGAAGGCAGGCCGCATCATCATCGTCGATGAAACCAAAGAAAACGAAAAGTGGAACAACATGATCGGCAAGGTCGTGGCAATTGGGCCGCTTGCTTTCAAGAACAGGGACACCATGCAACCATGGCCTGAGGGCTCATGGGCTGAGATTGGTGACTTTGTACGGGTTCCAAAGTGGGGTGGTGATCGTTGGGAGCGCAATGTCCCATCGGAAGCCGACCAAGAGTTTCAAGAACCCGTGTTATTCATGACGATTAACGACCACGAACTGATTGCTAAGGTCACTGATGACCCGCTTTCGTTCAAAGCCTATGTGTAAGGAGAAAAAACATGGCAGAAGCTAAAGAGAATATCGAAGTTGAAGAGCTAAATGACGGCTCTGCAACCGTCGAAGTGCCTGAAAAAATGCTCGAACCTGAAGTTGTTGAAGAACAAAACGGGTTTGATCGTGCAAAAGAGGCCAATGACGCGGATGCAGACAACCCAAATGACAGCGCAGAGGTGCGTGACGCAAAACGCAACCGTCGCCGGGCAAAAAAAGACCTGATTCGCAAGACAAATCAGGAAAAAGATGTCCGTCTTCAACAATTACAGCGTGAAAACGAGGAATTCAAGCGCCGCTTGAACCAGTTAGAGCGCAATACCAAGGCCGAACAGGTCGTCAAGATCGATAAAGCGGCTGACGACGCGATGACGCGCCTTGAATACGCCAAAATGAAGATCGCAGAGGCCACACAGGCCGGCGATGGACAGGCTATGGTGGCGGCTCAGACGCTGATGATGAATGCTCAAGAGGAAGTCAAGCATTTGCGTCAGTTGAAGAACCAAGCAGAGCGCAATTTGAAGCAACCCAATGACGCGCCCCCTGCAAACCCACAAGTTCAGCGCCTTGCAAAGGACTGGATGAACAAGAACCGTTGGTACAACCCTGCCAACAATGACTCTGACAGCAAGATTGCCAAAAAGGTCGATGAGATCATGGCAAATCAAGGTTGGAATCCGGCTGATCCCGAATATTGGGAAGAATTTGATAGCCGTTTGCAAAAAGAATTGCCTCATAGGTACAATGGAAACAATGACGACGGAAATCGTAATGTCAGACGACCAAGGAATGTTGTGACTAGCTCAGGACGAGAAGCATCAGCGGCATATGGGGGCTCTAACCGCTCCCAATTTGTACTTTCACCTGAAAGGGTGAGAGCTATGAAGGACGCGGGTGCTTGGGACAACCCTGAGCGAAAAGCTCGCATGATCAAAAACTTTATTGCGTTTGATCGCGCAAACCGTAACAACTAATCTAAGGGGAAAACATTATGGAATCTAGACTCAAAAAATCTTTGAACGCTAACGGACGCCAAGACCGTGAAAACGGGGAAGCAGGACGCGTAGCGCCTCAAGAAAAGTTCGCTTCGACACAGGAACGCCGAAAGATGTGGAGTGAGGAGTGGACGCAATCAGCATTGCCTAAGTTACCCGAAATGGACGGGTGGCACCTTTGCTGGCTTTCAACAACCAACAGCTATGACAGCATTGATAAGCGAATTCGCCTCGGCTATGTACCCGTTAAGTCGGAAGAGTTGCCCGGTTATGAAGATTATCGAGTGAAGTCAGGTGAGCATGTTGGCTACATATCATGCAACGAAATGTTGCTGTTCAAGCTTCCTATGGAGCTCTTCCAAGAGGTCATGACCCTCATGCATCACGACAAACCTCGTGAAGAAGCAGAGAAAGTCAAGATTCAAATGGAAAGCCTGCAGGGGCGTGACAGCTCAGGTCGTCCATTGGTACAAGTTGAAGGCGAAGGTATGGGCTCTTTTGATCAGCAACCAAACAAAATGCCCGTCTTTTCGGGTTAACTTCTTAGGAGAAACATATGTCTAGTACATCAGCTCCATTTGGTTTGCGCCCTGCGTTCCACCCTTCTGGTCTGGATCGCGCCCAAGCGCTTGCTAATGGAATTACCTCTGGCTATTCAAACAACATTTTGAAAGGCCAACCTGTTGCTTATTCAGCATCAGCCGGTGTCATCATCCCCTTGACAACCAACCCTGCTTCCGGCTCTGCCGTGGCTTGGTCTGGCGCCTTTGCAGGCGTTGAGTGGACTGATACAACTGGTCGCCGTCGTATCTCTAACTATTGGCCTGCAAGCACCGCGTACACCACCGGTTCCTGCGTTGCTTATTTCTACAACGACCAAAACATCGTGTACGAAATCCAAGCTGACGGCTCAATGGCTCAGACTACCATCGGTAACGAGTACAACTTCACCAATGTGACCGCAGGCTCTACTACCACAGGTCTGTCGCAAGCCACTTTGGGCTCTGCTACTGCCGCCGGTAATACCGTCCAAGGTCAAATGCGTGTCGTTGATTTGGCCCCCTATGTGGACAATGCGTGGGGCGATGCCTACACCATCGTTCGTGTCGTTAACGCACAGTCACAGTTCTTCGGTGCTGTAACTGCTATTGCTTAAAAGGAGCTAAATCATGGCCGCACCAATGCGAAGTACGGATTTCCGTTCGATTGTTGAACCAATTCTCAACGAATGTTTCGACGGAGTCTATGATCAACGCGCTGACGAATGGTCACGCGTTTTCCGTGAGGAAGATGGTATTCCTCGTAACTACCACGAAGAGCCTGTCCTGTATGGATTCGGCGCCGCTCCACAATTGCCTGACGGTACTCCAGTGACCTATCAGCAAGGTGGCGTGTTGTTCTTACAGCGTTACCTCTACAAAGTGTATGGCTTGGCCTTCGCTTTGACCAAGGTTCTCGTTGAAGACGGCGACCACATCCGTATCGGTCAAGTTTATGCTCGTCACTTGGCACAATCCTTGGTGGAAACCAAAGAATTGTTGTCTGCGAACATTCTCAATACGGCCTTCAACAGCGCCTATCCCGGCGGCGACGGTGTGTCTTTGATCAACACTGCACACCCAATCGTCAACGGTACCTTCAGCAACCAATTGGCTACTGCCGCCGTGTTGTCTCAAACATCTCTCGAACAGATGTTGATTCAAATCCGTCAAGCAGTGGACAACAACGGCAAGCGTATTCGCTTGGTGCCCCGTCAATTGATCGTGGCTCCCGGCAATATCTTCCAAGCTGAAGTGTTGTTGAAATCTGTTCTGCGTACTGGTAACGCAAACAACGACATCAACCCAATCAAATCTATCGGTTTGCTTGACGAAGGTGCCGCTGTTCTGTCTCGTTTGACTTCCGCTACTGCATGGTGGGTTCAAACCGACGCTCCTGAGGGCTTCAAGCTCTTGATGCGTCGTCGTTTGGAGAAAACCATGGAAGGCGACTTCGAAACTGACACTATGCGTTACAAGGCTACTGAGCGCTACGCTGTGGGCTTTACTGACCCACGCTGTGCATACGGTACGCCCGGTATGTAAAAAATGTGGGGTGGGCCTAAAAACCCACCCTTTTTTGAAACCTGAGTGGTTCAAGCCACAAGGAGAAAAAAATGCCTCAATTTAGTGATGACTTGTTCTTGGGTACTGCCCAAGGCTATATCGGTACAAACAACACGAACGCTGAAGCCGTTATTACTGGTTCCGTAACTGGCACCACGATGACTGTGACATCGATGCTCTCTGGTGACACTTTGGTACTGGGACAATATGTTTCCGGCACTGGTATCACCGCCAATTCTTACATTTCTGCCTTTTTGACTGGCGCAGGTGGCACTGGTACTTATACCTTGAGCCAATCTTCGTCTGCAACTGGCTCAATCACAATTTATGCCTCAGGTAATTCTGGCCTTGGCGATCCATCTCCAATGGAAGTTGGCGTGGGCCCATTGGGTCGTGAGTATGTCTGGGATGTAATCCCTCAAACTCTGCAAGCCGCAAACATTGCCGCTTCGCAAACTCCTGCCGCCGCAGGCGCATTGACATTGACTGCAGGTACTTCTGCCAAGTCTGTGGTGCGCACCGACGGTACAACTGTCATTCAGTTGGATACGCCTCGCGCTGTTTCCATCTTCTTGACATCAGGTGGTACACCTCGCACCTACACCGTGTCGGGCTATGACTACTACGGTCAACCAATGACTGAGCAAATCACCACAGTTGCCAACGCAACTACACCCGGCAACAAAGCTTTCTATCAGATCGCTTCTGTGGTTGGTGCAGGTGGTGGCTCTGGCGCCGCAGTGACTGTTGGTACTACCGACAAACTCGGTTTGCCATTGCGTGTGTTTGATGCAGGCTACATTGTTCGCGCAGGTTGGAACAATACCCTTGCCAACGACGCAGGTACGCTTGCAGTTGCTGACATGACCAACCCTGCAACTTCGATCACCGGTGATGTTCGTGGCACCTACATCCCATCTAGCGCCACCAACGGCATCAAGCGTTTGGTGGTTGTCATCGCACTGCCCGGTATCGCCGCAGGCCCCAATGCAACTCGCACTGGTGCTCTTGGCGTGACTCAAGCTTAATAGGAGGCTGTCATGTCTGAATTCAAACCAATGGTGAAGATGTACACCGATGAGCCTTCAGTGTCCTTGAAGCTCAAAAAAGGTGGCAAAGTCAAAGCCAAGCACCACAAAGAGCATTCTGAGCATGGTCACAAGGCTATGCAACACCATGCCATGGGTGGTATGCATCAGGCTTTTGCTTCTGAGGCCGGTAAGGCCCCCAAGAAGCCTTCCATGATGGCTCGTGTGAAGGCAATGAACCCCCAGATGTACAAGAAGGGTGGCAAAGTTGCTCACAAGGCTTTGGGAGGCGCTATGCCCGGTGCTATGCCCGGCGCAATGGGTGCTCCTGCAGGTGGCATGAAGCCTATGGGTCAAGCGGCTTTGGGTCAAATGACTCCTCAGCAACGCATGGCTCGCGCCATGATGGTCAAGAAAGCTCTTGGCGGCATGAAGAAGGGCGGTTCTGCAGATCATAAGATGATCGAGAAGCTCGAAAAAGAACTTCACCACCACGAAGCTTTGGACATGGCACATGCTCACCACAAAAAGCATGGTGGCATGGCTCACCACGCTCACGGTGGCAAAGTTCATAAGACTTCTGGTCATCCTGAGGGCTCTCATGAGCACCACAAAGCCATGTGCAAGCACTATGAAAAGATGTGCAAGGCTGATGGCGGTTCTGCTCACGCCAAGCGCATGCTTGCTCACCACAAAAAGATGTGCATGGGCGGTAGCTATGCATCTGGTGGCGAAATTGATCGCGACGAAACCAAAACCACCATTGAAGGCAACGCAAAACGCTTTGTCAACAACATCCACGACGGTGAGCACCACGATCACACCAGTGGCAAGACTGGTGATGTCAAGTTGGGTAAGGCCGCAGGCTATAAGCATGGCGGTCACGCTCACAAAAAGCATCATTTTGCTGAAGGCGGTTCTACTGGAAACACTATCCCTAGTGACTCCAAGAAGAGCATGAACTCCGGCAAGATCAGCTTGGGTGGCACCATTGAAGGCAATGAGCACTACTACGAAGACACCGACATGCACACTGCAGACAAGTTCAGCGGCTCCAAAGCCACTGGCGGCGTTCGCATGAGCAATGCAGGTGGCTTCAAGCATGGTGGCAAAGCTCATCACAAGATGCACCACAAAGCTGACGGCGGCGCAATCGACAAGTACGAGACACGCGACACCGTTGAAGGCGGCAATTGGGAAAACCGTCCTGCTGACACCACTCCAAAAGGCAAAACCAACACCAAAACTGGTGATGTAAAGCTTGCTAATGGTGGTGGCTATAAGCATGGAGGGCATGCCTCAAAAAAAGCCTACGCCACAGGGGGTAATGTGAATGCTATGGGCAAGCCTGTGGCTATGCCCAAGCATTTCGTTAGCCAACCTGTGGCAAACAGCTTGCAATCTGGAACCTTTAAGAAGGGCGGCGAAGTC